TGACAACCTGACCTATCTCTTGTCTCTTCAACCCCAACTTCTCGATGATCTTGGCCTTGGCCTCTTCTGGGTCAACATCTTCAAACTCCGCCCCACTGATGTCAATGTCCAGGTAGGCAGCCCAGTCCCGCTCTACGATCACCTGCTTGCCACTGACCTTGAAAAATGGCCGTGACTCAAGTCGCCTTCTCCTTAGCCTCCTGAACCGCAGGCCTTTAGCGCCATGGGCAAACCTGGGGCGGTTGCAACCACAGGTGCTGCAGTCGACTATGTAGTCTCCACGCAACTCTTCAGAGAGCACCTGGTCAACAACCTGTTCTGCTGGTCTCACGATATAACTATGTAACTATCTTATGAAAATCATCCGAACCGCATTGGTTACCTTGGTTTTGTTTGTGGCCCTTATCGCATTTGGTCAGATCACGAACAGCCCTGTTGGGACAAACATCGTCCAGGTGGTGACAAACAACCCCATCATCAGCGCCAGCCCACAAGACCTGCTCAACGCGGCCTCGCCACTAATTGCCATCTTCATCACGTTCTTGATTGGAAAGTATTGGGGTCAGGTCCCAAAGATCATCGTTCCAATCATCGCCGTGGCGCTCGGAACCGGGGCCTCATACCTTAGCACGTTGGCCACCCACAGTGGCCAGTCATTTGGGAAGAGCCTCTTGTTCGGTCTAGCGACGGTCACCATCCGTGAGATCATGGCCCAGACAACTGACCACGTCGTGGCCATGAAGATTGGAAGGTTGATCCCAAGGATGGGCACGATATCTTCTCCTAAGCCAGCAAACGCCTTGCCACCACCTCCACCACCACAATAACATCCAAGCTTCTTAAAATCGACCCGACAACAAGGGTCTCTAGTCACAAGGTAGAGGCCTCAAACCTAGTCGCAAGTGAGATGGTGTCTGGCCCGCGAAGTGGGTGATAAAACTCAAAGCCTCTGACCATCTCCAGGTAGCGAAACAGCTTCATCCCGTTCCGGCGAAATATCGGGTGTTGTCTGTCCATGAACCAAGTTATCTCACACCGGTTGTCACCCTTTTTTACACGGATGAAGCGGCCGATGATCTGCTTGGCCACCTCGAAGTCAGCCACCGGGTCGGCAATGATGCCGGCTCTCAACTCGTTGATGGACACCCCCTCCTTAACCAAGGGTGTCACCATGATAGCACCTTTGGTTCGCCTAAACCAGGCAAATGTGTCATCGCGCTCTTTAGAGTTGTGCTCAGAAAAGAGCACCCTGACCATCGTCGGGTCTACCCCACACCCCTTGATGACTGACTCCAGGACATAGACGTGGAGCGTCCTGGTTGCCACCACAAGCGTCGGATAGCCCTTGGCTGAATAATATGCGGCCCACTTCCCAATGAGCTCATTCCGCGCCTTGAAGCGGATGATGGCCTTGTCATAGAGCCGGTGCAGGAGACACCACCTTGAGTTGAGTTCTAAGACCTCACCCTCAACCTGGATGCGGTGCATGTTCTGGACGGTTGCCGGCTCAACCCCAACCTTCTTACATGCTCGCAAGACCTCGGTTGGGTTGTTCAGGTAAACCGGGTCCAGGTCAATCCCAGCGTCTTTCGCGGCCTTGATGTCCTTCGCCGTAAATGGCTCATAGACAGGCCCGACATAGACACCCCTTCGCCACGTGTTCTCAATCAACACCCAGGCATCAGAGTCCAGTGCGGCTGAGTGGTCAAGATCTTTGAACTTATCTTTCCACTCTCGGACGTCCACGATGTAGATCGTTGGCTTGGCGGCCCGGCCAGCATCGATCAACTCACCTGGCTCGATCGTCTCAAGCCATGGCCCAAGCAGGCCAATGATCTTCGTGTGTCTGACCTGGTCATTCTCCTTCTTGGTGTCAGAGGCGCCTAGCCTGAAGTAGGCCGGGATCTCAAGGAGGACCTTCTCAGCCGATGGGGCACAGGCGTGGTGACACTCATCAAAACAGATTCCCATGAACGTCTTGAACCACCCTGACCTGACCAGGTCCTTGTAGTTCCTCCACAAGATAGCATTGGTGGCCACGACGATGTGTCTGCCACTGTTGTCTCGCTTGCCACCACCATACTGTGAGATAGACCTCCCAGGCAGGAACTTCTTCAGGTCAACATAGGCCTGCCTGACCAGCCTCTCAGTTGGTGTAAAGTAGAGTAGCCTAGCATCCGGAAACCGCTGAAGTATCAAAGACGCGGCCGCCGCAAAGCAAACCGTCTTGCCACCCGCGACAGAGATGTGGTGCACCCCATTGCCATGTTCCAGCCATGAGGCAATGCACTGGCGCTGGCTGAAGTCAAGGTGGAATGGCGCCTGCACCACGTCATCTGGGATGTCGTCTACCGTGATGCCTTTGAAAGGACTGGTAAGGCACTCCGTTATGTCATATTTGAAGTGGTGAGTCTCACAAAGGCTAAGAACGTCACCCAGGTGTCCACGAAGACCTAGGCCTCTGTTGTTGGTCTGTGGGGCCCTCTTGATGGGGTAGAAATAGCCATCCCACCCACGCTGCCCATCAGTGGCCTTGAAGAGTTGATAGGCCTCGCTCCTCCAGTAGTCATCCGGCCTGAACCGCAGGCCTTCGATGATCATGGTCAGCTCCCCTGGGTCTCCATCAAGGTAGATGCGTATCGCTGACTCTTTAAGCTTGATCACGCATGGTAGAATAGAAAGGCCGCCCCGCCAAGAGCGGCCTTTCACTCACAACATGGCCTGAAACACCGTTCCACTAACAACCTAACTACGTGCTTCGTGAGCCCTGAGATACCTAGAGAACTGGCGGGCTAGCGCGTCAAGAAACTTCTCTCCCTCCTCATGGCTCCCAAACAAGAGCAATATCTTGCCATCGTAATTGTCTGGGGTCCCGCTACTGAGAGTGGGATGCCGGGTAACCTAAGCCACTCATGAAAGCTTGGAACTGGATATGGCCTTGACTTCATCTTCCTTCTCCTTGATCATGTTGGCCTTTGCCTCATCAACGTATGGCCCCGTAGCATTCGGAAAGATGGAGTCATAAAAGGCTATAAAGCCATCCCTGAAAAATCGGTATGTGTCCTCAAAATCAACCTGGCCACGACGATAGGTCTCTGCCTCAAAAGCCACCATCTCACCCAGCCTTCCAGCTTGAACCAGCTTGCTTGCCACGATGGCCGCAAACATATAGTAGAAGTAGTAAGATGTTGGGTGAGTTTGACGGATATACTGAATCAGCCTTTTATTGAGTGCCTTGCGTTCCGGAGAAAATGGCTCGACTGTCTCAACAATAGCGCAAAAACGCTGTTTCTGAAAAGACTTTGGGATGTTCGGATCTGGCTCATTCATCAGCAACTGTCATCATCGTCAGATGAGTCTATCTTGGCCTGGACAGTTAGTGCATAGCCACCATCAGTGTCAAAGCCATCGGCGACCGTTCCATTCCAAACTCGGCACTGGACCTTAAACAAGTTGTAGATGTCCTGCTCACCAACAGCCATTGAATTGGCTTGGATCACGCAGGTAACCGATGCAACAGTCCCAAGTGCAAGGCTGGTAAGAAGAGTTGTGTCAACCGGATTATTCGTGGTCGCAACAGACCCACCACTGTAACTGATGCTTGAGCCGTTTCCGTATGACGGGTGTCTTACATCTGTGAAAAAATCATAGACGCCTCCACCAGTCCCTGACTTACCGTAGTTTGTCCCAGGAGAGATCACAACTGGCGTAGTTGAATTGGGACAGATGATCTCCCACTGAAATGCCATTGGGACAGTTCCTATCACTATGGCAGAATACAGAAGTGGCCCATAATGAGCTGCGGAAAATCGACCACTAACTGGTTGAGCCTTAACCTGTGGAACCTTAAGAGGCCCACTTATCCGATTGCTTGCTGGAAACAGCCATAAGGCCCCGTCAATCAAAACTTGGATGCCCTGATCACCGACCTTCTTTCCTATTGGGTCCACCACGTCAACACCAACCGGAATGGCCACTGGGTTAAAGTAGTAGTCAGAGTTTTTATCAAATGAGGCATACTTCCCGGCGGTCCAGTTGCCATGAACAATTGAAAAGTCTTGCCTGGCATGAGCCGCAATATCGTCAAGCAACCTCCGAGAGGCTGCTGCAACATCCGGGACAACACCTTCAGTCGCAAGCCCAACTTTTAGAAGGTCAGACATAGGATCATCTAAACAGGGCCGATCCTTATCGCATCGACCTCGACCCACTCTGCCAACGTAGCTTGGGCGGCCACGATAGACGACTGAAAGGGTGGGATGTTATCACTGATAGTCAAGTGGTGGTTGTTGGGCGCTGAATCTCCGCCTATCGTCTTTACATGGAGAGTAAGCGTGGTGCTACCTGTTTCATCCGTAGTGACTTGGAAATTGAAAGTGTAGTCTGCCACCTGAGACACGCCCTTGGCCGCGCTAGTGCCCGTGTTTAGACAGTAGATGGCCGCTGGATTGCTGACTACTAAGAAAAATTCATTTAACCTACTAGCTCCCCAAACTTGGCCCTTGGCGTTGAGCGCTCCCGTAAACTGGAAACAGAACTGCGGCGTGCTGAGATTAGGCGGGACTGGAGATGCTGAAATCACGCTGCCAGAGACGTGGCCAGAGTAATTTTTCAGTTCCATCACCCCACGCACCTTGACCGTCACGTTATATGTCTTGGAAGGGACTCCCGTAAAAGTAGTGCTTGATGGTGCGGCATCGTTCTTATATGCTGGCTGCACGAGAAACAGTGACTGTAGTTGGGCAACGAGCGGAGTGGGACCAGGCATGGCGGGACCAGGTATGGACAAACGGCCAGGGATGTAAAATGTCGTCGTGTTGATCGTAGCAACCAAGATGATGTTCCCCACGCCCTTGTTGTCAGAGTTGGTATAGGGACTTACCGATGGCGGTGTATAAACCTTGACATAGATCCCAGCATTCGGAGCGTGGGTCTGACCGAACACAGACATGATATGCTGACGCAGGGCCGTCTCAACCAAGTTCACATTATCCTGAAACTGGTCGACCTGTTTCTGCGTGACAAGTGCCGTCATGAGGTAGTCCCAGTTGGAGGAGGTTGCAGTAGAGACGGGGCCGCGATAGGCTCGGTTATCACCGTGCCAGAAAGAGCATAGACCGGGAAGTCGACCAGCACAAGGGTGCCATCGGCCTTGATGACTCGAAAACGAAATGTGTCCGAGGTTAACTTGATACCCGCGTTATCGTAATAAGGGATGCCCTGGAGAAACTGTGAGTCGGCGTGGGCATCAAGGCCTCTGGCCTCATGCGTGGCCAGGCCACCAGCTAGGTCATTCAACTCATTGACCGCGGCCTCAGCCCCAGTCTCCGTGATGATGGCCTTTGAGTCCACACCTGAAAGAACTAACCACGTCGTTCGGGCCTACGAGAAAATTGGCGTTCAGCCCTACGAGGGAATGGAATTTCTTCAGGCTCGATCTCTCTTGGCCCTCCACGTTCACCTCTGGAGACCCCTTCTTTTTCAGCTGTTTCACCACCTTCAGGTTTTCCCTCGGGTGACCCAGCGCCTTCTGAGGCGCCTTCACCCGCACCTGGACCACCAGGCAGTGGGATGTCTTCGACCCCGATCTCACCCTTCTCAGTGTCCCCAGCTGCCTTCAACTCGCCCTTGGCCTGCGTCTGCTCAAGGGTATCACCCTTGTCTTCTTCCTCACCCGGACCTGGCAGCCGAGCCATGTAAAACTGAAGCCTGGCATAGGTCTCGTCAGCCTGCACACCGGTGTGGTTGGCGGACAGGGCACCCTCAATGGCCTTCAGCTCACTCCAGCTGAGCTCCACCTTATAGTCGTCGTAGCTACCATGGACCTTAGTGATGTGCATATCAACCTTACCTACACGTTCTTAAAGCCATGAAATTTAACAGGACATCTGGGTCAGCGATGGCCGTCTTGACAAGCCTGTCCAAGTTCAGGGCTGACCAGTCCAAGGTCACCGAGGCGTTTATTGACAAGGTCAAGAGGAGAAGGGCCGAGATCAACCCAGACACTGTCAGGCTGGCACTTAGCAACCGTCAGATGATCCGCTGCCTTAACGCAGATGGTGAGACCTTGACCGACCTAGAAGATGTCGAAAAACGAGGGCCAGTGGTTCAATTTCAACTGACCCCAAGGGCTAGGCGCTGGCTACCAGATATAGCACCCGTAGCACAGGATCAGGACCTTCCTCGCCGAAGACGAGGTAACCTTAACCTGCCAGCCATTCCCAGTGGTGGTTGCGACACTGCCAGAGGTCGGTGAACCCACGGCGGCCCCATAATACGTCGCAGCTCCCCAAAGCCACATCGGGTTCTGTGATACCCCTGAAACTGCTATCACCTCTGGTTGGCGATAGTCTGTGTCACCCGTAGCATTGGCCGCCACGGCATTCAACACCGTGTTCTGGTTGGTCCAGACCGTAGATGGCGTCGTTCCAACTACCCCAACCTCTCCGCTATCATAGGCCGGTGTATCTGCGTTAGGAAAGATAATCTGGATGCTGCCCTTGAAAACGGCCTTGAACATCCCCTGTAGAAACTTCATCCCATGGGTGCCATCTTCATTTTGGATGGTAAACTCTTGAAGTGGCACTCCCCAGACTGGAGGACCACTGATCTTGTTGGCCATAAAGTGAACATCACCTGGTGGTTCGGTTGACCGATAGCCATCGGCTGCAGTCCCAGCAACATAGTCAGACCCATAGATGATCGTCCCAATGACATCAGTCAGAGACTCAGTAAAGGTAACGGTAGCACCAGCCGAGCCAGAACTCCCAGCCGAGCCAGCCGGACCAACCGAGCCTTGAGGCCCCTGTGGGCCAACATCACCTTGGATGCCTTGATACCCACGAGGACCTTGTGGCCCGGTAGGACCTTGTGGTCCTATAGGACCCTGTGGCCCAGTGGCCAAGGTGATGTTTTCAATAGAAACCGATGACAACTGGCTGCGCTCAACCACGGTTGATCGGATGGCCAGGAACACGCTGCCTGTCACCGTTGCATCTGCGCTGCCAATGTTCGTCAGCGAGATGATAAACTCACCCACCGGGTAGAATGACGTTGGGGCCGTCAACTCCATTGCCGTTGATGCTATGGTCACGCCGGTAACCTGGCCATACGTGGCAGAGCTGTAGATGACGTCAAGCCTAACTGAGTTTGACGGGGTCGACGAGACGGCCACGTTGTTCACCCTGGCCTCGTAACCTGTCGGGATGCGAAAGTTCGTGACCTGCTCCGTCCCTCCAATCTGAACCCTGGTCAATATCACTGGGACCACCACCGGGGTCTCATAGTTGTTCCATGAAGAAACCACCGTGTTGAGCAAGGCCCCAAGCAGGTTGTCACGCTGGGCCAAGCAGCGCGTTGCATAGGAGATCGTCTCCCAGTCCAAGGCTGACGCCGGACCTGGGTGCTTGACATCACCGTTGTTGAAGTCTATCCCACCAGCTGACGGTAGGCTCAGTGTAGCGATCTGTTGCATATCTTAAGAGAACCAGTCTATCGGATGACTATCGATAAACGACTTATGAACCCTGAACTTAAACCGAATCCTTCGGCCTAGCATGATCTGGCGTTGCCTGTTCGGAAAGTTCATTGAAACTGTCTTAGAGTTGGCCATGACTGGGACGATCTTCCCAACCCGGCCAAATTCTACCTGCTGCCGGTTAAGCACGGCCGTGCCAACTAGGTCCACTACGGCCTCAAAGATGGCCGTTGCCTGGCGGTAGGTCATCCCACACCCATGGAACTTTTTGATGAAGTCATTCCGAGTGATTGATCTTCTCTTTGGCCGGCTCATTGGTTGAGTGTAACATTCAGTTGAATTGAGTTCCCAATGTCATCTTTCGGGGCAAAAACTGCGTTGATCTGGACCTCCGTGTCACTGAGTTGCTTTACGGCCAAGTTAGACAGGGTAAGCCGTGGCTCATACGTTGAGACGGCCGCCATGATCTCTTCTTGAACCACGGTCTGGACAAGCCTTATGTCTTTTTCAAACACCATGCCGCGGATGCCAGTCCCATAGCCACAATACCACAGCCGCTCACCGTATGATGTCAACAACAGCAGCCTGAGGTTTGACTCGAGGACCTGAACATCCTTACCAGTGGAAAAACACCAGTTAGCAACAGTTGGAAAACTCTTGTCCAACGGTAAGATAGGGCCAAGGATGAACCCAGGATATTGTGTCGACGGGACAAATGGCCTTGTGGCGATGGTGATTGGAGCGCTGAACGTGGCGCTGTCAGACACCGGGGCGTTTCTATTCACCACATCTACCTGGATGGAGTAAAACCCATCATCAACATAGGCGTGAACAAGGGTAGCTAAGATGGTGGACCTTCCAGTCAACGAACTAGAGTAGGTAGGGCTAGTTCCACTGGCAACATGCCCATCACCCCACTGGACCATGACCGTCATAAACCCACCAGTTGAGTCAGTCAGGGCGATGTCGAGGGTGGCCTTACTTCCAACTACGGCAGCGTTGACAGAGGCAGTGATCATCCATTCAAGACCGGTTTCTTGGGCATGAAGCGCCGCCAGCTACTGCTCTCCCACACAGTCTTGACTGCTGCGCCATCCCTACTCGTAGGAGTTCGAGAATCCTTTAGAAAGGTGATCTTCCGCTTGGCCACATCACCCGCACCGTTGCCACCAGGAGATGGCGGGACAGTTACGCTGAACTCTTCATTGGCCGTCTTGGCAATGTCATTCTCCTCTAGCGTTGAACCTCCAAGAACGTCTTGGATGGTCTCATACCGTGCAAGGGCCGCGACCTCATCGGCGGCAGCAGGACCACCCTCAGCCAAGAGCTTAACCTGGCAGATCAAGCCCTGCAGTTTCTTACTATTCTGCACACGTTGGTCGATCGCATCAAGCAGTGTCTTGGTTGAGACATTTTGAATGTTGCCAGCTCGTAGAGCTTCCATCTCAATCGGGTTCATCTGCTGAGGCAGGACCGTCAAGAACTGGTTGACCACCTCATCCGGCAGGTGGAGGTAGCGGCGAAACACCAGGTCAACCCAGGCATCCTTAGGGAGGTGGTATTGGTCCATCACCTGACCAAGGCTGGAAAGTAGTTCGGCCTTCTTGGTCAAGAGCTCAAGTTTCATCTGGTCTTCAAGGCCACCGATGTCACTCATCTTGGTGTTGATCGTCAACTCAGCTGGGTTTTTGCCAACCAACACGGCATGAAAATAGGCCAGCCAGAGATAACCGGCCAGTAGTGGGCGCCGGATAGACCTAACCTTGCGCAACGACCGGATGTCCGATGCCAGCAGTGCCCGGCCAGACGGTGGGCTGCTGTCCTTTGTGGCACCAAGGCCAAACCACATCTTCGGGGCCCCGACGATGGAGAAGAAGAGATCAGTTAGAAGCTCAATGTCAAAGACATCGGGCACCTGCGTCGTGCCGGCCAACTTTTCAATGCTGTGGTTGAAGCCTTTTGGCCTAGCCACCCACATGATCGTGTCCAATGCCAGCGGGTTGTAGAACGACCGAAAGTCACTCGGGTCACGCATGTCAGTCCCACCGCCTTGGCCAAATGACTGCCGCGTTCGCATCGCCCGCCTCCAGGCGTTCACCGTCTTGACCTGCTCTGTAGGTGGCTGTTCCTGCGTGTCGATGTTGATGACGTAACGATCCGGCTGAACCTGGGCGCGGTGGACCACCATCTGATCTACGGCCATGCGTAGTTTTTTGTAAATTCCCTCGGCCTCACTGCAGATCGGTTCGCCATGCTCCGTGTCGCGAGCACGGAACAGGCGGCGGAAGTGAACGATGTCCCATGGATACCACAGCTCTTCCAACCGGCCACCGCGGTTGATGGCAACACGTTCAATTTGGGTAGAGTTGTCTGGCCCGGCCCAGACGCTGTCTTTGTCTGGCTTGTGGTTGTCCCACATGTAACCAATACAGCGCTTGTTACGGTCAAGCCAATAGCGCCTGATCTGGTGAGCTGGGATATAGGAAAGTCCTTGAACGCCCGTGCCACGGGCATAGTGAACTCGCTCGAAGTGGTTGCCAAGGCCGGCAATGCCATACGCCTGGGACGCGATGAGTGACTCGTTGTCAATCCGCTTCAGCATCTTGTTCAGGTCAGTCTGAAAGTCACGGTTGTTGCACTCATACCAGAGCGGCCCTGGGTTGAACTGATCCCAGTTGACGGCCTCTTCAACAAGCTCCGCTAGGACCGCCGCGAGAAGGTCCCAGCTTGCCATCTCTTCCCACACGTTGAGTTGGTTGCGATAGGACCCTGGGCCCTTCATGATCGTCGCATAGCGAGACCAGATGTCAGGGTTAGCGATCGTGCCCTGGTCGTAAAACTCCTTCTGCAAGGCCTGCTCAACATCTGGGGTATCTGCCCTTGGGATGATCATGTCCCGTGAGGCCGGGGTGCCAATCATGCCAAGCGTGCTAAAGACGTTAAGACCTAGGGACCTTAGGTTCATCTTGCTTTATTTACTAGATCTTGTTTACACTGCACGAGTTCTATGACAGAGTAAGAGCATGTCAGTAAAGCAAATAACTAAAAAGGTGCATCGGACCACTCAAACAGGAGTATCCGATAACCCTGATGAGACGACCGTAGTTGCCTTTCGCGTGTCGAAAAAGGCCATGGCTGCGTTTGAAAAACGCATGAACAAGAGGCCCGTAGTTGGCATTCGTTCGATCCATCAGTATGCTCGAAAGTTGTTTTTAGACTTCACCAATAACAAGTGTGTCTATCTTAACCCGGTAGATGCGGCTGAAGACCCGGCAACTTGAGGTTGGAACATCTGAAACTGTTGAGGCTGAAAAGGCCTTGCCAACTGCCTTGCCTCACGCTCCTTCTTAGACATCACATCATCTGACGTCAGCCTCACCTGCAAGCCGGTGTATTGCAGACCATCCTTCTCGTAGTTCACAACCTGAACATCCCTTGCTCCAGCAAGCTTGGTCAGGTCTGTGTGGAAGTCAGTTGGGACCTTGTGAAACTCAAGCTGGATGACGACATCCTTACCATCCTTGAAACTGGTCGCGTTGACAAATGAGGCCAGGAGCGGTGGAGACTCAAACAACCGAAGCATCAGCCGGTCAAAATAAGCCTGCACGTTGGGGTCTTCAACCTTGGCCTCAATCAGATACTGAAAAAGCTCATCTTGCTTCACGGCGTAACTACTCAGGTCTGCGGATCAACCGGTCTAAGCGAAAACTGCCAATATAAGCAAGAACACATAAGTGGGGCACCGACCTAATCGGTGCCCCACCTGAAACTATCGTCTCCAATGCCTTTCGGCAAAAGGATGGAACTGATTACTGGTTGACGATGTTAGTGACGTTGCCACCCGCGTCAAGTGTGCCCCAGCTCGGGGTGAGCGTCGCCTTGCTGAAGGCGTCGTCGTAGCCCCAACCCCGGCGGCCGGTGACCACGATGTCGATCTCGGCGCCGCGCAGGTCTGACTTGTTGTCCATGACCACGCTGATGTTCGCGGCCACGCAACACGGCGTGGTAGCCGCGGACCCAAGCGGCTGGCCACCCGCGACGATGTATCCTGAGCCGAAGAAGCCGAGCTTCTGCGAGGACATGTTCATGTGGATGGTCGTAGTGCCGCCGGCGACGATCTCATAGGTGCCACCAGGACCAGTGCCACCACCGATGGCCTTCCAACCTGATGGGGAGGTAGTGCCATCCCACTCCATCAACTGCAGGCGCAGCACTGGAGCTTCCTGACCAACAGCTGGCTGGTTACCGACGCCCAGTTGGGCCGCCTGCAGTTGGGTGTTCTTGACGAGGAGATCGAATACTCCAAGCCGGTCATTGGTCCTCGTGGCATACCCTGCAAGCAAGGTGATGTCCGGGCCGAAGCCGATGTCTGACATTTGATTCATAGAATCCTTTGAGTTGTGTGTTACTTTACCGTGACCTACATAAACCCTGGAGGGTGAATCACCGCCGAACGTTGAACATCAATCACGATTGGAGCAAGATGTGTCTAAGATGTCCAACCCAACCTGGACAAACTCGTCTTCAGTCAGGCCAAAAAGCTGTGTTGGTGGCCTAGAATGCACATATCGCCGCAAGACATCGGCCGCCTGAAAAGAGAGCTTGCCAACCCTAGGAGCGTTGACATGAGAGGCCACCTGTGCTGCTATGCCAAGGTAAACCGGCTTCGCCTGACGCATCCTGGGATGCTGGAAATAGCGCTCAGCCTCAGCTGTGCCATTGATCAACACTCGATATCGGTTCTCCGAGTCGCCTTCCTCTTCCACACGCTGTTCCCACTCAGGCAGTGACAGTTCGGCATAGGTTGGAAACCCAGTCATCTCTACCCATGCCAAGTTCAAGTTGGGCATGTCAAGGACAGCGACCCTCTTCTTCTCGCCTGACTCACTAAACTCCTGTTGGAATGGCGAGCCAACATAGTGGACATTTTTGGCCAAAGACTGTGGGTGGTGGATGTCTCCCAGGACGGCCAACTTGGCCCTGGCTACCGTCCTTAAACTGATCCCTCCCTTGAGCTTGTTACCATCACGGTCAACGGCCCCATCGATGTGAAAGTGGCCCAACAAGAGCTCACCACCGGTGGTTAGGTTAGCATCTAACCAACCTTCAATGTCAAAGTTTTCATCTGGATATGGCACCAGCAGGGTTTTGACCCCACTGATCTCCATCACCACAGGCTCATCTACCACCGTAAAGATGCCCCTGAACATCTTGCCTACGTTGATCTTGCCCGATTTGAGATATTGATCGTGATTCCCGTTAATCCTAAGGTTGGAACTCCTGGTTGCCTCAAAGTAACTAAGTCCTTCAAAAAGCACGTCAATCGTGGGATGAGGGATGGCCGTCCGGTCATCAACAGTGTCCCCAAGGTCAAAAAGGGCATTGCAACCCATCTCCTCAAAGATCTCACGGATAACCCGGAAAAACATCTTGACACGATATCGCTGCAGGGGAAGAGTCGGGTCATGAAAACACCGCTCTGAGCCTTCACCGGCCTGTAGGTCAGAGTAGAGGAGCAACCTCATGGGTTAACTGTCGATGGGCCGAAGGGTTGTTGGCCAAGGCCTGACAACCCTGAGGATGGTGT